GAGGATCGGCGTTTCGCTAGTGCCAGGGCCGTGCGTTGGGTTTACACGGCCGACCGCCGGCGGCACGCTCGAGGGCATGAGCGATCCCGACACCACCGCGGCCGACGTCTCCGTCAAGCTCGCGAAGCGCATCGAGTTCCGGACCCTCGACGAGCTCGTCCCGTACGACAACAACCCGCGGACGCACCCGAAGCGCCAGCTCGAGCAGCTCGCCGCGAGCATCCTCCGGTTCGGATTCGTGAACCCGATCCTCGTCTCGGGCGGCAAGATCCGCGCCGGCCACGGCCGTCTCGCCGCCGCGCGCATGATCGAGGACGACAACCCGGGGACGTTCCCCGACGGGCTCCCGGTCGTCGAGCTCGACCACCTGTCGGAGACCGAGGCGCGCGCGTACCTCGTCGCCGACAACCGGCTGGCCGAGCTCTCGGGGTGGGACGAGGAGGCGCTCGAGACCGAGCTCCGCGAGCTCGAGGCGATCGGGTCCGAGAGCGGCGACGCGCTCGAGGGGCTCGGGTTCTCCGAGGGCGAGCTCGAGCGGATCCTGTCGGTAGACATTCCGGGACAGGAAGGCGGTGGGGGCGGTGGCGCCGGTGGGCTCGACGACCTCGACGCGCTCGAGGAACCGGACGAGGCGACCGCGAAGCTCGGCGACGTTTGGCGGTGCGGCGACCACGTCGTGGTGTGCGGCGACTCGCTCGACGACGCGACGATCCGCGGAGCGATCGACGGGAAGCGGCTCGCGCTCGTTGTGACCGATCCGCCGTACGCGATCTACGGGAGCTCGACCGGAGTGGGCGCCGACGTCGCCGACGATCGGATGGTGCGGCCGTTCTTCAAGAAGGTGCTCAAGCTCGCCGACCGCGTCCTCGAGTGGTTCGGGCACGCGTACGTGTTCTGCGATTGGCGCTCGTGGCCGGCGTGGCACGAGTGCTCCCGGTCGGTCGCGACCCTCGAGGTCAAGAACGTCCTGGTGTGGGACAAGAAGAACAGCGGGCTCGGGTCGAACTACGCGAACGGGTACGAGCTCGCCGGGTTCCTCCACCGGATCCCGCCGAAGGAGCACGTCTTCAAGAAGACCGCGACGGGGATCCGCTCCGTCCACGCGTCAAACGTGCTGCGGTTCGGGCGCACCGGACAGGGCGCCGGGTTCGAGGCGGACCACGAGGACCGCGAGCGGTTCCACAACGCGCAGAAACCGGTGGACCTCCTCCGCGAGCTCCTCCGGAATTCGAGCGACCACGGCCAGCGCGTGTTCGACCCGTTCCTCGGGAGCGGCTCGACGCTGATCGCCGCCGAGCTCGAGGAGCGCCGGTGCGTCGGGATCGAGATCGAGCCGCGCCGCGTGGACGTCTCGATCGCGCGGTGGGAGCGGCTCACCGGTCGGAAGGCCGAGCTCGTCGCCGAGCTCGAGGAGAGCGACGCCGAGGAGGACGCGGAGTGACCGTCCACGAACAGGCCGAGACGACCACCGAGCTCGCCGAGCTCGCCGCCGCCTACCGCAACTGCCACGCCGTCCTCGTCCACGTCCAGGCGTACCTGAACGGCGAGGTCTCCGAGGACGCGGCCGGGATCGTCGCCGAGCGGATCGACTCCGCGCTCGAGCGCGTCGAACGCGCGGAGGAGGCGTGATGCAACCCGCCGACGCCATCCTGATCGCGGCCGCGGTCGTCGCGGTGTGCTCCACCGCCGCGTTCCTCGCCGGGTTCCACCTGCAGCGGTCTCACGCCGAGCGCGCGGTCTGGCAAGACCACGGCGTCGCCGAGCTCCGGAAATGCGCGCTCGTCGCGCGGATCCGGTCCTGTCCGGTGGAGTGGGTCGTGGAGGAACGCGACGCGCTCCGCTCCGCCGATGGCGAAGAAGCGTAAGAAGAAGACCGCGAACCGAGACGCCGGACGCGAGCTCGTCGGGCTCCGGGAGTTCGCGCGCCGCCGCGGCGTCTCCGCCACGGCCGTGTCGAAGGCGATCGCGACCGGGCGGATCCGGAGCGCGTCGAAGGTCGGGCGGACCTGGCGGATCGACGTCGAGCGCGCGAACGCCGAGTGGGACGCGAACAGCAACCCCGCGAAGCAACGGCCGCCCGAGACGAGCGTGCCGCGCCGCCACCGCCAGGCGGGGCTGTTCGGCGAGGACGAGGACGAGGGGCCGCCGCTCGCGCCCGGCCAGGGCGACGGCCCGCTCGGGCCGAACATGCAACGGTCCCAAGCGATCAAGCTCGCGTGCCAGGCGCAGCTCGCGCGGCTCGAGTTCGAGGAGAAGGCCGGCCGGCTCGTGCGGAAGGACCAGGTCACGCTCGAGGCGTTCCGGCTCTACCGCGGGCTCCGCGACGCGCTCCTCCGGATTCCGGACCGGCTGTCCGCCGAGCTCGCCGCCGCCACCGAGGAGAGCCTCGTGCACGAGCGGCTCCGCCTCGAGATCGTTGACGCGCTCGAGGAGCTCCGCCGCGTCGCGGTGAGCGACTGATGGACCACGGAGGCGAGGTCTACCGGAACGCCGCGTTCGCCGCGATGGAGCCCGACCCGGTCCTGACCGTTTCGGAATGGGCCGACGCCGAGCGGATGCTCTCGAGCCGGTCGTCGAACGAGCCGGGCCGGTGGCGCACCGCGCGGACCCCGTACCTCCGCGAGCCGATGGACGCTCTCTCGGCGACCTCGCGCGTCCGGTCCGTCGTGTTCATGAAGGGTGCGCAGATCGGCGCGACCGAGATGGGCAACAACTGGATCGGGTACTCGATCGCCCACGACCCGTGCCCGATGCTCGCGATTCTCCCGACCGTCGAGCTCGCGAAGCGGGGGAGCCGCCAGCGACTCGACCCGATGATCGCCGACTCGCCGGCGCTCGCGCGCAAGGTCTCGGATAAGCGGTCGCGCGACTCCGGGAACACGGTCCTCTCGAAAGAGTTTCCCGGCGGGATCCTCGTGCTCACCGGCGCGAATTCGGCGGTGGGTCTCCGCTCGATGCCAGCGCGGAAGGTGTTCGCCGACGAGCTCGACGCGTGGCCGGGTGACGTGGACGGCGAGGGCGACCCCGAGCTCATCGCCGAGCGCGCGATCCGGACCGCCGGCGGCCGCGCCAAGATCCTCAAGGTCTCGACGCCGACGATCGCCGGCCGCTCGAGGATCGAGGTCGCCTACGACGCGAGCGACCGCCGGCGGTTCCACGTTCCGTGCCCGGAGTGTGGGGGGCTCCAGGTTCTCGTCTGGCGCAACGTCCGATGGGACCAGGGCGACCCGAGCTCCGTGGTCTACGCGTGCGAGCATTGCGGCGCCGCGATCGAGGAGTTCAAGAAGACCGAGATGCTCGAGGCCGGCGAGTGGATCCCGGAGGTCCCCGAGCTCTCGGACGTCGCGCGCGGCTACCACCTCTCGAGCCTCTACTCGCCGGTCGGGTGGTTCTCGTGGAAGGAAGCCGCGGCCATGTTCCAGGCCGCCGCCAAGAACCAGGACAAGCTCCGCGTGTTCGTGAACACGGTCCTGGGCGAGACGTTCGCGGAGAAGGGCGAGGCCCCGCCGTGGGAGCAGCTCTACAACCGCCGCGAGGAGTGGCGGAGCGGCGAGGTCCCAAGCGACCGCGCGGTGTTCCTGACGATGGGGGTCGATGTCCAGCACGACTACCTGCAGGGCGAGGTCGTCGCGTGGGGCCGGGAGTTCGAGACGTGGAGCGTGGATGCTCCGATCTTCTCGGGCGACACCGCGACCGACGGACCGTGGGACGAGCTCGAGCGATACCTGCAGCGGACGTTCCCGCGCGAGGACGGCGTCGAGCTCCAGATCCTCCGCGCCGCGATCGACTCCGGGGACCAGACCCAGGAGGTCTACCGCCGGGTCCGCGGGATGCGTCGGCCCGACCTCGTCATGGCGATCAAGGGCGACGAGGGGAAGCCGCAGCTCCTCTCGATCCCGCGCGCGGTGGACGTCACCTACGCCGGCCGCAAGGTCGCGCGCGGTCTCCAGCTCTGGCGCGTCGGTACTGATCTAGCGAAGGGGCAGCTGTACGGGTGGCTCCGCCAGGAGCAACCGACCGATCCCGACGAGGACGGATGGCCGACGGGGTGGGCGCACTTCCCGAACGACCGCGAGCAGGAGTGGTTCCAGCAGCTCACCGCCGAGCAGCTTGTCCCCCGAATCGTCCGCGGCTACCGTCGATACGTCTGGGAGAAGACCCGGGACAGGAACGAGGCGCTCGACTGCCGCGTCTACGCTCGAGCGGCCGCCGCCTCGATCGGGATCGACCGTATGACCGACGACGATTGGGACCAGCTCGAGAGCAACCTGCCGGCCGCCGGCGCCCCGAAGCCCGAGACCCCGAAGCGGGGCCGCTCGAGCCGAGAGCGTGGCACCGGGAAGCGTCTCGGCTACCTTGACCGACGACGCCGCCAGCGCGGCCGGTGAGACGAGATGGCCTACACCCAACAGCAGCTCGACGACCTCGAGGCCGCGATCGCCGAGGGCGCGCTCGAGGTCCAGTACGAGGACCGGCGCGTCCGCTACCGGAGCCTCGAGCAGATGGAGGCCGTCCGGGCGAAGCTCCGCGCGGCGCTCGGGCACACGAGCTCGGGGCCGAAGCGCATCCTCTCGAGCCCGTCCAAGTTCGGCCACACGAGCGGGGGCCACTAGCGTGGGGCTCGCCGAGCGGATCGACCGCGCGATCCTGACCGTCGCGCCGGCGTGGGCCGAGTCGCGAGCTCGCGCCCGCGCGCGCGTCGAGGGTCTCGAGCTCGTCCGAGCTCGGATCGAGGCCCGGGCCGGCCGCGGCCGCCGGGGAGCTCGAGCGTTCGACGCCGCGACCAAGGACCGCCGGACCTCCGGATGGCTCGCGCCGTCCACGAGCGCGAACGCCGAAACCCGGGGCCACCTGGCGACGATCCGGAACCGCGCCCGCGAGCTCCGCCGGAACAGCGCGTGGGCGAGCAAGGCCGAGCGCATCCTGACCGCCCGGACGATCGGCGCCGGGTTCCAGCCGAAGCCGCGCACCGACGACGAGGGGCTCCGGAACGCGTGGCTCGAGCTCTGGCGCGAGTGGTCGGAGGACCCCCGCCAGATCGACGCCGACGGGCTCCTCGACTTCGCGGGGCTCCAGAACCTCGTAATGGGCAACGTAGTCGGAGCCGGGGAGGTTCTCGCGCGCCGGCGTCGCCGCCGCCCGAATGACCCGCTCGCGGTCCCGATGCAGATCCAGCTCCTCGAGGCCGACCACCTCGACGAGTCGCGCGACCTGTTCCGCAACCCCGAGGCCGGCGCTCGCGTCGTCCAGGGGGTCGAGTTCAACGGCCGCGGCCAGCGCGTCGCGTACCACCTGTGGCGCGACCACCCCGGCGACATCCTCACGACCGCGCCGCTCGCGCAGTCGGTTCGCGTCCCCGCGCGCGACATCGCCCACGTATTCCACGTCCTCCGCGTCGGCCAGGCGCGCGGGATCCCGTGGGGCGCGCCGGTGTTCCTCCGCCTCAAGGACTACGACGGGTTCGTCGATGCGGAGATGCTCAAGCAGGAGATCGCCGCGACGTTCGTCGGGTTCGTCCACGACGCGGTCGCTCCGGACGAGGCCGGCCCGCTCGGGCGGCGCCTCGACGACCAGAACGGCGACGAGGTCAACCAGTTCGAGCCGGGCACCTGGCAACGCCTCAACGCCGGCGAGTCGATCACCTTCGGGAAGCCCGAAGCGTTCGACGCGCTCGAGGACTACGCGACGCTCACGCTCCGAGAGGTCGCGGCCGGGTACGGGCTCACCTACGAGGGGCTCTCGGGCGACTACTCCAAGGTCAACTTCACCAGCGGCCGGATGGGGTGGCTCGAGAACGACGCCGAGGTCGCGATCTGGCGCCGGTGCATGGTCATCCCGATGTTCTGCCGCCCGGTCTGGACGTGGTTCGTCGAGGCGGCCGTCGCCTCGGGAGCGTTCCGCGAGAGCCAGGCCGTGCAGGCGTCGTGGACCCCGCCGCGGCGGGAGATGCTCGACCCGGTGCGGGAGACGAACGCCGCGATCGCGCAGGTCCAGGCCGGGTTCCTCTCGCTCTCCGAGGCGGCCCGCCAGACCGGGCGGACCCGAGACGAGATCCTCCGCGAGCTCGCCGAGGACCGCGAGGAAGCCGAGCGGCTCGGGCTGGCACTGTCGGTGTTCTCGGGCTCGAGCTCGGGCCAGGCCGACGGCTCGCTCGAGGGCGGCCAGGACGACCCCGACGACGATCCCGCCGGCGAGCCGGACCCCCGCGACCCGTCCACCGAGCAGGACGACGGGGAGCCCGAGCTCGACGAGGATTCCGAGGCCGCTTGACTCGAGGCCGCCCGGGCGTTCGTCTTGAGCCCGTGAGAACCCTCGAGCTCCAGCAGCCTCGGCTCCAGTTCCGCGCGCTCGTCGCGCCGGACTCGTTCAACCCCGACGACCTCTCGTTCGAGGTCGTCTGGGCGACCGAGCGCGCGGTGTTCCGCGTGGACGAATTCGAGGGCTCGTTCGACGAGGTTCTCGGGCTCACCCCCGAGGAGGTCCGACTCGACCGCCTCAACGCCGGCGCCCCGCTCCTCGACTCGCACCGCCAGTTCGGGCTCGAGAACCAGATCGGGGTCGTCGTCGAGGGCTCGGCCCGAGTGGACGGCACGCGCGGCACCGCCCGCGTTCGGCTCCTCGACCACCCGTCGAACGAGCGCACGATCGCCGGCGTCCGCGACGGCGTGTTCTCCAACGTGTCCGTGGGGTTCCAGGTCTACCGGTTCCGTGACGTCACGGAACGCGGCGACGAGCGGCGCGTCCTCCGGGCCGTCGATTGGGAACCTCACGAGCTAACCCTCCTTCCCGTTCCCGCAGATTTCGACGCCGGCGCGCGCTCGAGGTCCGGGGACGTACCCACCTGCCTCGTCGAGCTCGAGGCGCACCCGACGAAAGCCAACATGGACCCCGAAGAAACGACCACGACCCCGGACACCGGGGACACCCCGACCGAGACCCGCGGCGCGGGGCCGGCTCCGGCGCCGGCCGTCGAGCCGACCGGGGAGACCACGCCGGCGCCGACCTCGAGCGCGCATCGTGACGACGTCGACCTCGACGCCGTCCGTGCCGAGGCCGCTACCACCGAGCGCGACCGCGTCGCGACGATCACCCGCACGGCCGCGAGCCTCGGGATCGGCGCCGGCGACCAGCTCGTCCGCGGGCTGATCGAGGAGGGCACGCCGCTCGACGGCGACCAGGGGGCTCGAGCTCGCCTGCTCCAGCGCGCCGCGCTGGCCGACGAGGAGCTCGAGACCCGCGGCGCGAACCGTGTCACGGTCGGCCGCGACGAGGGCGAGAAGACCGTCGCCGGTATCGAGGGCGCGCTCCTGGCGCGCTGTTCGTACCGCGAGCTCGACCCCGAGACCGGCTTCCACACCAAACCGGTGCAGCTCGACGACGCCGCGCGCAGCTTCAGCGCGCTCCGCGTCCTCGACCTGGCCAAGCACGTCATGCGCGCGCACGGCCAGCACCGCGTGGACCGGATGCCCGACCACGAGGTCGCGAAGCTCGCGCTCCGTGGTCTCGGGGCGTCGACCTCGGACTTCCCGAACCTCCTCGCCAACGTCGGCGCGAAGCGCCTGCAGATGGGGTTCGCGAACGAGCCGCGTACGTTCCTCCCGCTCGTCTCGTTCACGCGCGTCGCGCAGGACTTCAAGACGATGAGCTCCCCGGCGTTCGGCGGCGGTCCGTCGCTCGCGGAGATCGAGGAGCTCGGCGCCTACACGATGACCGCGCTCGGCGAGCGTGGTGAGACCTACCAGGTCAAGAAGTACGGTCGGATCTGGGGGTACTCGTGGGAGGCGATGCTGAACGACGACCTGTCGGCGTTCGACCGCGTCCCCGCGCAGATGGGCGCCAACGCCTCGCGCGTCGAGAGCGACGCCGTCTGGACCGACCTCATCATCGGGAACGTGGTCATGGGGGACGGCGTCGCGCTGTTCAACAACGCGAACCACGCGAACGACGAGGCCGGCTCCACGCCGATCGCGATCGCCGGGCTCGGCACGCTCCGCGAGAAGATGCGGATCCAGACCGGGATCGACGGCGAGCGGCTCAACCTGTTCCCGTCGAACCTCGTTGTCGGTCCGCGCGACGAGACCCTCGCGCAGCAGTTCACGAGCATGATCACGCCGGACAGCGGCGGCAACGTGAACCCGTTCCAGTCGGCGTTCCAGAACGTCATCGTCGAGAACCGCCTGCAGGCGTTCGACGGCTGGTACATGGCGTCCGCCGCGACGCAGACCGAGACCCTCGAGGTCGCGCGCCTCGCCGGCATGGACGGCCCGTCGATCGAGACCCGGAACGGGTGGGACGTCGATGGTGTGGAGGTCAAGGTGCGCCACGTCTTCGGCGCCATGATCCCCGAGTACCGCGGCTGGCAGCGCGCCGCCAACTAGAACCGCACGACGGGCGGGGGAGCCTCGAGCTCCTCCGCCGGTCCCGTTCCCCCGACACCCGAACCACGAACCACCGAACACCGCCATGTCGCAATCGCTCATCCGCCAGAACGATCACCGCTCACTGAAAGCCGAGTTCGGCGTCGGTGGCGCGTCCGTCGGCGACGCTCTCCTGCTTCCCCTCGCCGCGACCGCGCGGACGTTCACGCTCGTCGCGGCCGACGTCGCCGCGAACGAGGACGGCACGGTCCTCGTCGGTCCCCTGATCGTCGAGCTCCCCAAGGACGGCGCGATGGCGCTGGCGTTCCTCGAGGGGTGCCACTGGGACATCGCCGACGCCGAGGTCCACAACGAGGCGAACATCTCCGCCGACTCGTTCCTGATCGGGCAATGCGTCACGCCGGGCGGTGCCACCGCCTCGGCGACGACGTGCCTCGTCCGACTCACGGGCGACCCGGCCGGCGTCAACAGCGCGACCGGCTGATCGGAGAGCTCGGCGTGGGCTGGCGGGAGAAGGTCGCGAACGTCCAGGGCTCCGGGGTACGCACGTTCCCGGAGCCTTACGCCTACACGCCCGTCGGGGGCGCGCAGGTCACCGGACTGTCCGGCATCTTCCGCGAGGCCGCTGTCGAGGAGGAGCTCGGGATGGAGCGCGCGGTGGTGTCGCAACGCTACACGCTCGACGTGCGCCTCGCTGACATCCCGACTCCGCAACGCGGCGACCTCGTCGAGCTCACGGACCGAGCTCGGACGTTCCAGGTAGACGACTCCGAGGAGGACGGCGAGGGGATGTCCAAGCTCCACCTCGTCGAGACGTCGTGAGCCTCTCGCGGAAGCTCATCCGCCGCGGCGTCGCCGAGCTCCTCACCGGCGCGACGATTGCCGGCGACCGCGTCCAACCCCACAAGCCCGCGAAGGCGTGGGAGGAGGACGGGCCGGGGCTCTACGTGTGGACGCGGCGCGAGGTCGTCACGAACTACACCGACGCCCCGCGCGAGTACCGCCGCGAGCTCGAGCTCGTCGTCGAGGCTCACGCGTCGCGGACCTCGAGCGACGAGGCCGAGGACCTCGTGGACGATGTGCTCGCGGAGGTCGAGCTCATCCTCGAGCGGAACCGCCACCTCCCGACCCTCCCCGATTCGGTGTCCGTCATCCCCGACGACTCCGGGCTCGAGGAGGTCGAGCTCGAGAGCTCGGGCCAGGCCCGAACCTACATCGCCGCCGGCGGGATCGTCTGGCGGGTCGTCTACACCACCAAGGCCCCGCCGCTCGAGACGATCGCGGACACGTTCCGCGACGTGCGCGCGCGGTGGGACTTCGCCCCCGAGATCGACGGTCTCCTCGAGGCCATCGACGTCGTTCCCGTCACCGCCTAGGCTGAGAAGCGATGGACACCCCCAAGCCGATGCGCGTTCAACGGATCCTGGTCCAGCCCGCGACCGAGGGGCTCAAGGTCCCGATCCCCGGACGCCCGGGCCAGTACCTCCCCGACGACGGCGCGCTCGTCCCGTTCGATTCCTACTGGCTCCGCCGGCTCAAGGACGGCGACGTCGTCACGACGGCGACCATGCCCGCGAGCGGCGAGCTCGAGCGCATCGACCCCGCCCCCGAATCCGAAACCGAGGCTCCGGCCGACAAGCCGAAGCGCACCCGCCGCAAGGCCGACCGCTCCGAGGACTGATCCATGCCGCCCGTATCCTTCAACGACGTCCCCAGCGGGAACCGCGTCCCCTTCACGTTCGTCGAGATCGACTCGAGCAACGCCCAGCAGGGTCCGTCGCTCCAGCCGTTCCGCGGGCTCGTCATCGGACAGCGCCTGAGCTCGGGCACGGTCGCCGAGCTCGTCAAGACCCCGGCGACCTCCGCCGACCAGGTCGGCGAGTTCTTCGGGCGCGGCTCGATCATCCACAACATGGCGCAGCGGCTGTTCGAGGCCGACCAGACAATCGGGTGGGACTTCGTCGCGCTCGACGACGCCGGCGGCGGAACCGATGCGACGTTTACGATCACCGTGACCGGCACCGCCACCGAGGCGGGGACGATCTTCCTCTACGTCGCCGGCCGGCGGTTCGAGGTCGGCGTCGCGAACGGTGACGCGCAGAACGACATCGCGAGCGCGATCGTCACCGCGCTCGGCACCGACGACACAGTTCCCGTGACCGCGGCCGCGCCGTCGAACGTCGTCACGCTCACCGCGCGGAACGCCGGCACGCTCGGCAACGACATCGACGTCCGGACGAACTACTTCGCCGGCGAGGAGACCCCCGCCGGCGTCACGCTCGTCATCGCCGCCGGCGTCTCGGGCGCGACCGACCCGAGCGTCTCCGGTGTCTGGGCCGTCCTCGGCGACGTCCAGTACAACGCGGTGGTCTTCCCGTTCCGCGACGCGTCGAACCTCTCGAGCGTCGAGGGCGAGCTCGAAGACCGCGACGGCCCGACCAAGCAGATCGGCGGGATCGCGTACGTCGGCGCGCGCGACACCCACAGCAACCTCGTCACGCTCGGCAACGGGCGGAACAGCAAGTACGTCTCGATCATCGGGGCGAACGCGTCGCCGACTCCGACCTGGGAGTGGGCGGCGAGCTACGCCGCGACCGTCGCGAAGAACGCGAAGATCGACCCGGCGCGGCCGTTCCAGACCCTCGAGCTCCCCGGCGTCCTGCCGCCGCTCGAGACGGACCTCTTCACGTTCTCCGAGCAGAACCTGCTGCTGCAGGACGGCGTCGCGACGTTCGCGGTGGACGCCGGCGGGAACGTGCTCATCCAACGCGCGATCTCGACCTTCCAGGTCAACGCGCTCGGCGCTCCCGACACCGCGTTCCTGGACCTGAACACCTGGTACACGCTGGACTTCCTCCGGTACGACCTCCGCACCCGGATCCAGCTCTCGTTCCCGCGGCACAAGCTCGCGAACGACGGGACGCTCGTCGCTCCCGGCCAGGCGATCGTCACGCCGGGAACGGTCCGCGCGTTCATCGTCGGTATCTTCTCCGAGTGGGAGTCGCTCGGGCTCGTGGAGGAGGCGGACCAGTTCAAGCGCGACCTGATCGTCGAGCGGAACGCGTCCGACCCGAACCGCCTCGACGTACTCGCACCGCCCGACCTCGTGAACCAGCTCCGCCAGACCGCGGTGCAGATCGCGTTCCTCCTGTAAGGGCGCACCCGACCAACCCCGACCCCCACCGGAGAACAGACCAATGGCCGAGATCCGCGGCGGCAAGATGGCGATTCTCGTCGATGGCGATCGCCTCGACGCGAAGGGCAACTTCACCTACAACCTTGGCGAGCCCGTCCGCGAGGCGATCGTCGGGCCGGACTCCGTCCACGGCTACAAGGAGATGCCGCAGGTCCCCTTCATCGAAGGCGCGATCACCGACCGCGCGGACCTCGACCTCCGCGCGGCGCTGTACGGCAAGACCGACGCGACGATCATCCTCGAGAAAGCCAACGGGAAGCAGGTCGTACTCCGGAACGCGTGGTTCGCCGGCGAGGGTTCCGGCACCACCGAGGAGGGCGAGCTCGCGGTCCGGTTCGAGGGTCTCGCGGCCGAGGAGGTCTAGCACCTCGAGCTCGACGAGCTCGAGCATTCCACAACCCCACCCGGGAGGAGCGATCCCCATGACCGAAGAACGAGAAGACGAGGCCGGCCCGCCGGTCCTCGAGCCGACCGCCGCCAACGTCACCCTGAACGAGCACGGGCTCCCGACGTTCGTCGGCCAGCCCGACGGCTACGGGCTCCAGCCGAACGGAACCTTCCGGCTCCACCTCGAGCACCCGATCCCGTTCGGGAAGCAGGAGACGATCGAGGAGCTCACGTTCCGCGAGCCGCGCGGCAAGGACTACCGAGCGTTCCCGCTCCAGATGGAGAAGCTCGACATCGGCCAGCTACTCCAGTTCGCCGCCAAGATCACCGGGCGGACCGACCGCCAGATCGACGAGCTCGGCGGCGCCGACGTCATGCGCGTCGTGGAGGTCGCCTCGGGTTTTTTCGCCGGGGATCCGGGAGCGATTGGGACGACGCCCTAGGGTTCCTCGCGCTCGAGTGCGGCTGGGGGCCGGCCGAGCTCCTCGAGCTCTCGCGCCCGTCCGAGACCCTCTTCTGGATCCGGACGATCGAGCGTAGCCTGAAGGCGCGCAACGCGGCGACGCGCCGGGCGCAGCAGTAGCCGATGGCACCGACCCCCAAGTTCCCCGTCCGGATCATCCTCAAGGGCACGGACGGCGTCTCCGGGCTCCTCAAGCGGATCGGGAGCAAGGTCGGCGGCGTCGCCGGCAGGATCGCGAAGACGACCGCGGGAATCTCCGCGGGGCTCGCGACCGCCGGCGTGGTCGCCGGTGCCGCGCTCCTCAAGATCACGAACGCGACCGCGGCCGCTGGGGACGAGGCCGCGAAGACCGCGAAGCGGCTGGGGCTCCCGGTCGAGGCTCTACAGGAGCTCCGGTTCGCGGCGGACCGGGCGGGGATCCAGTCGAGCGTGCTCGACATGGCGATGCAGCGGTTCGGCCGCCGCGCCGCCGAGGCCGCGATGGGGACCGGCGAGGCGCGCGACGCGCTCCGCCAGCTAGGGATCCAGCTCACGAACGCCGACGGGACGATGAGGTCGGCGGACGACCTCCTCGGCGACGTCGCCGACTCGCTGTCGAAGGTCGAGAGCCCGCTCGTGCGGAACGCGCTGGCGATGCGGCTGTTCGACTCCGAAGGCGTGAAGATGGTCCAGCTCCTCGACGAGGGCTCGGACGGAATCGCCGCGCTCCGCGACGAGGCGCGCGAGCTCGGGCTCGTGCTGTCCGTCGAAGCCGCCGCCGCGTCGGAGGAGTTCACCGACCGCCAGACCGACATGAAGGCCGCGCTCTCCGGAGTGCGGAACACGATCGGCGCCGCGCTGATCCCGGTCGTCTCTCGACTCACCGAGCGGTTCACCACGTTCCTCGTCGGCAACCGCGGCGCGATCGACGCGCTCGTCGAGCGGTTCGCGAAATGGCTCCCCGAGGCCGTCGAGGAATCGAAGCAGATCCTCGAGGAGCTCCTCCGCGTTCTGCAGCCCGCGTTCGACTTGTTCCGCGCGCTGTCCGATCGGATGGGGCCGCTCCGCGCGGGGCTCATGCTCGTCGGTACCGCGCTCGCCGCGACCGTCGTCCCCGCGCTCGTCCTCGCGACGGCCGCGGTCGTCAAGTTCACGATCGCCTTGGCGAGCAACCCGATCGGGCTCGTCGCGGTCGCGGTGTCGCTCCTCGTGGTCGGTCTCGCGCTCCTGTCGGCTCGGATGCTCGCGGCCGGGTTCACGTTCAAGGAGCAATGGATGATCATCAAGATCGCGGTCGCGTCCGCGCTCGACTTCATCGCGGAAAAGGTCCGGAAGGTCACCGACTCTCTCCCCGACTGGATGGTGGACGTCCTGCGGTTCACCGGCCCCGCGTCGGCCGGTCTGATCGCGCTGGCGGAGCGCCAGGAGTCGCAGGGCTCGTTCGCCGCGCCGCTCCGGAACGAGCTCCTCGTAACTCGAGGCGCGCGCCTCGCCGCCGAGGAGCAGGGCCGCCAGGAGGCGGCGCGCGTCGAGGTCGCGTTCGACAACCTCCCGGCCGGCGCGCGAGTGCGCCAGACCGACGGGCCGGACGTGCTCGACCTCTCGACCCAGATGGGGTTCTCGCTCGGCGGGGGGTTCTAGGTGTCTTGGACTGACCGACTCGTCCCCGCCGTGTTCCGCGGCGTCGGGTTCTTCATCGATTCGTCGGAGTTCACCACCGGCCGGGACCACGCGCTCCACGCGTTCCCGCAACGGGACACGCAGTACGTGGAGGACATCGGCCGGAAGCCGCGCCGGTGGCGAGTCCGCGGCTACCTGATCGGCGACGACTACCTCGACCAGAAGGACCGGCTCATCGCCGCGTGCGAGCGCCGGCCGGTGGGCTGGCCGTTCAAGGCCGACCAGACCCTGCAACACCCCTACTTCGGCGTGCTGGCCGTCCATTGCGAGTCGCTCCGGATCACCGAGACGCGGCGCCAGGGGCGGATCGCGACGTTCGTGGCGGTGTTCGTCCAGACCGACGAGGTCGAGGGTCCGCGCGAGACCGTCAACGCCGCGGCCGTCGCCGACGGCGCCGCCACCGAGCTCGGCGCGGTGTCGGGTCCGGTGGTCGAGGAGGGGCTCGTCGCGACCGGGCTCGGGGTGGCCGAGCGCGTCCGCGCCGCGACGACCGCGACGCTCGAGCTCGTCGGCCAGGCGCTCGACTCGCTCTCGACGATCCGCGGCGCCGTGCTCGAGGTCCAGGCGTTCAAGAGCCGCGTGGCCGGGCTGATCCAGCAGGCGGCCGTCCTCGCGACCTCGCCGGTGGACCTCGTCACGTCCGTCCGCGACGCGGTGGACTCGATCTTCGACGCCGCGGGCAACTTCGGGGACAGCCTGTTCGCGTACGAGGAGCTCCTCGGGCTCGACTCGTCGGGGCTCCTCGAGGGCGGCACCGGCACGACGTCCACGACCGCGAACGCGAACGTCGGGCTCGTTTCGCAGCTCACGCTCGAGGCGGCCGCCGCCGGCGCGCTCCGCTCGATCGCGCGCGTCGAGTTCGAGAGCCTCGAGGAAGCGATCGACCGCCGGGACTCGCTCGCCGAGCTCCTCGACCGTGTCCTGCTGTCGGCCCCGTACGAGACGTACGGCCAGCTCCTCGAGCTCTCGGCCCGCCTCGTCGAGCTCGTGCCGCCGGACGGCCAGGCGCTCCCGCGGCTCCTCGAGCTCCGCCTGAGCCGCACCGAGCCGTCGCTCGTGGTCGCGCATCGTCTGTACGGGGACGCCTCGAGGGCCACCGAGCTCGCCGAGCGGAACCAGATCGAGCGGCCCGGGTTCGTGCCCGGCGGCCGGGTCCTGCAGGTACTTTCGGAGTAGACCGGCGTGGCTCCCCTCGCCAACGCCCCCGAGGACGAGGAGATCCTCCGCGACGCGCTCCGCGTCCGGGTGGACGGGCGGACCTTCACGGGCTGGACCGAGCTCGAGCTCGACCGCTCGCTCGAGGCCGCGACCGGCTCGTTCCGGCTCCAGTTCCCGACCGACCTGGCGCGGCCGATCCCGGTGCTCCCGTACCAGCGGGTCGAGGTCTCGTTCGAGGACGACCTGGTCGCGACCGGCTACGTGGACACCCTCGACGCGACGAGCTCGAGGGGCTCGCGGACCGCGACTATCTCCGGGCGGGACGTTACCGCCGACCTCGTGGACTCCTCCGCACTCGAGCCGTTCGAGCTCGCCGGCGTGAACCTGTTCGAGCTCGCCACCCGCCTCGCCGATCCGTTCGGGATCGACGTCGTGGCGCGCGCGACCAACATCCTCGAGCCGTTCCCGACGTTCCGGATCACCCCGGGCGAGAAGGCGTTCGCGGCGCTCGAGCGCGCGGCCCGGCTCCGCGGGGTCCTGATCTTCACGACCGGCGACGGCCGGCTCGCGCTCGAGGCCCCGGGGATCGCCGGGCTCGCCGGCGTGCCGCTCGTGGAGGATCCGGAGAAGGGCAACATCCTCGAGGCGAAGCTCGCGTTCTCGAGCGTGGACCGGTTCCAGACCTACCTCGTCCGCGGCCAGGCCGTCGGCAACGCCGACGCGTTCGGGCTCGTCGCTTCGGCGGTGGAGGGCACCGCGACCGACCCCGAGGTCGATCGCTACCGGCCGCTTCTCGTGGTCGCGCCGCAGACCGTGTCGATCGAGAGCGCCGAGGAGCTCGCGCGGTGGGAGGCGACCGTCCGCGCCGCTCGAGCCGCGCGCGTCGAGGTCCAGGTCCAAGGGGTGCGCCAGGAGCCGCGCCCGGGCTCGCCGCTCTGGCGCGTGAACCAGCGCGTCCGGACCCGGATCCCGACGCTCCAGGTAGACGCGCAGCTCCTCGTCAATCGCGTCCGGTACTCGAGGAGCCGCGGGAGCGGGACGCGCACGACGCTCGAGCTCGTCCGACGCGACGCGTACGATCCGAAGCCCGCGATCGACCCGGGCGAGGATCCGCTCGCCGCGCTGTTCGGCGGGGAGACCGTGGACCCCGAGCGATGAGCAACCCGCAGAACGTCATCCGGCGACTACTGCAGCCGATCCTCGACCGGATCGCCGCCGGGATCGCGCGCGGCTACGTCCACCTCGTGCGGAACAGCGAAGGACTCCAGACCCTCCAGCTCGAGCTCCTCCGCGCCGAGCTACGCGACGGGGTCGAACACTTCCAGCCGTACGGGTTCGAGGCCGTGCCGCTCGAGGGCGCCGAGGCGCTCGTGCTCCACGTCGGCAACAGCCGCGACCACCCGATCGCCGCGGTCGTCACCGACCGCCGGCACCGTCCCACCGATGGCACCGCCGGCATGGTCGGGCTCTACGATGACCAGGGCCAGGTCGTGCGGATCTACCGCGACCGGATCGAGCTCGCGAGCTCGACGCGGGTCCAGGTCGTCGCGCCGACGATCGACCTCGACGGGGACGTGGAGGTCGCCGGGAACGTCACCGCGACCGGGGAGATCGACGACACCGCCGGCACGCTGGCGGCGCTCCGGACGGCGTACAACGCCCACACGCACGTCTCGGCGGGTCCGGGCAACCCGACCAGCGGCCCGACCCCCACCGCCTAGCACGGGCGCCTCGAGGCGCCTACGCTGGCGAGCGTGAACCGGCGCCCGGTCGAGGTCGAGGTTTGGGCCGAGGAGGGGCTGGTGGCTCTCACCCGAGACCGGGCGGGGGCGCCGCCCGAGTGCCTCGTGCTCTCTCCGTCCGAGACCCTCGAGGTCGCCGACAAGCTACGCCGGGCGGCGCGGCGCCTCGAGCGCGCCCGGAGCAGGACCCGGAAGGGCCGCGAGAGGTTCCAGAATGGCCGATATTGCGATCCGACTGAGTGAGGCGGGGGCGGACCTCGAGATCGTCGCCGACGACCTGGCGCGCGACGAGGGGCTCCGGCCGGCCGTCCTGATTTCGCTGTTCTCTGACGCTCGAGCTCCCGAGGGGGCCGAGCTCCCGGGCGGACCGGACACCGACCCGCGGGGGTGGTGGGCGGACCTCGACCGCGAGCGCGGGATCGGCTCGACCCTGTGGGTCGAGGGCCGGGGCAAGATCACGACCGAGCTACTCGAGCGGATGCGCGCCGCCGCTGCGGCGTCGCTCGCGTGGCTCACCGAGGACCAGGTCGCCGAGCTCGTCGAGGTCACGGCGACGCGGCGGGGTGGTTCCTCGAGCTCGACCGTTGACCTCGAGGTCCGGATCACGCGCGGGACCGCGACCCGCTACGGCCAGCTGTGGGCCGGCGTGGAGGACTACGACCTGACTCTCGAGGGTCTCCGGGTGGCTCTCCTGTTCCGATAGGCTCGACCCCATGCCGTTCGTTGTTCCCACCCTCGCGCAGCTCCGCGCCCGTGTTCGTGCCGACATCGAGAACCGCCTCGGCGTCGGGCCGCTCCTCGACGACTCCGTCCTGGCCGTGTTCGCGGAGGTCGTCGCCGGCCAGACCCACCTGCTCCACGGGCACCTCGAGTACCTCGCGCGCCAGGTCATCCCCGACACCGCGGACAGCGACTTCCTCGTCCGGTGGGCCAACCTGTTCGGCGTCATCCGGATCGACGCGACGCCGGCGAGCGGGGACGTCACGTTCACGGGCACCGACGGGACCGCGATCCCGACGGGCACGGTCATCCGCCGGTCGGATGGAGCCGACTACGCGACCACCGCCGACGCGACGATCTCCGGGGGCTCCGCGGTCGTCAACGTGCAGGCCGAGCTCGCCGGCACCGCCGGCAACGCGCCCGCGGCGACGAGCCTCACGCTCGTCTCGCCGATCGCCGGCGCGAACGCGACCGCGACCGTGGACACGGGGCTGACCGGCGGCGTCGAGACCGAGAGCGACGCGTCGCTCCTCTCGCGGCTCGTCGAAGTTCTCCAGACACCGCCGATGGGCGGGAGCGAGGCCGACTACGTCATCTGGGCGCGCGAGGTCGCGGAGGTCACGCGCGTCTTCGTGAAGGGCGCGCAGTTCGGGCTCGGCACGGTCGGCGTCGCAATCATGACCGACAACGCTACCGGCGGCCCGATCCCCGGGGCGGGTAAGGTCGCGGAGGTCCAGGCCGCGATCGACCTCGAGAAGCCCGTGACCGCGTCGGTCACGGTGTTCGCGCCGACCGCGGTGAACCTCTCCCCGACGATCCAGCTCGTCGGCGCCGATACCGCCGACATCCGGGCCGCGATCGAGGAGGCGCTCGCCGACCTCGTGCTCGAGCTCGGGGCGCCCGAGACGACGCTGCCGCTCTCCAAGATCCGCGAAGCTATCTCCAACGCGCCCGGGGAAGAGGACCACGTCCTGACCGCGCCGGTCGCGGACGTCACGACCACCGCGACGCAGATCCACCAGGTCGGCACCGTCACGTTCGTCTAGCTCCACGATGGAACCGACGCCCAACTACCTGCTGCTCGGGGACCGCAACATGGAAGGCCGCGCGCCGGGCGCCGGTCTCCCCGCCGACTACGTCGGGCCGCACCCGAACGTCCGGTCGTGGAACGTGATTACGTCGAACCTCGACGCCGAGCTCGCCTACCTCGCGAACAACAAGAGCACCAGCGGGTTCTTCGGGTTCGGCCCGGAGCTCTCGTTCGGGACCGCCATCCGCAACTTGAACGGCGGCCGGCCAGTCACGGTGCAGAAGACCGCGGTCGAGCAATCGTCGGTGTTCCCGTTGTCGGGGATGTTCAACGATTGGGCGATTCAGAACTACACGAACGACCTGCGCGAAGCTGTGGACGTGAAGGCGGGGCTCGTCGAGTCGGGCGGGTTCTTCGACACGCTCCAGTCGCGCGGGGAGACGACCGACCTGCGCGGCGTGGTCTTCTCGATCGGGGCACTCGAGTCTCAGAACGCCGACGGGTCGGTGACAGTCGCGACGATGCGCGCGCAGACCGAGGCGTACATCGCCTACGTTCGCGAGCAGGCGGCCGCGAACGGGCTGAGTCGGCTGCCCGCGTGGGTTCCCGTGCCGTGGGTTCTCATCCTCCCGCCGCGCGACCATATCGACACGACCGCGCCGAACGTGGACGTCGTCCGCGAGGCGCTCCTCGAGATCGCCGCCAACGACCCGCACGTCCACACGGTCGATGGCGACGGGCTCGAGGTCGGGCTGAGTGTCCAGAACACGTCCGACTACATCGGCGTCGCGCCGCTCGAGCTCGGGGACCGCGCGGCCGAGCTCCTCGGCGAGTACCTGGCGCCGCTCCCGTTCTTCGCGCCGGTGCCGACGTTCCTCGAGCTTGAGAGCAGCGCGCCCGACCTCGACGGCAAGACCGACCGCTACGGGGGCCAGGCGCTCGACCTCCTCCCCCAAGGGCTCCTGTGGAACAAGCGCCGCGACACGAACCTGCGCGCCGTGATGGAGGCGTTCGTCCGTGAGTTCGCGCGCGTGGACTGCCGCGGCCGCGACCTGGCGCGCGAGTCGCTCCCGAGCTCGGCCGTCGAGCTCCTCGCCGATTGGGAGCGCGTGCTCGGGATCCCCGGCGGACCCGACCCGCTCCCCGGGTTCTACCTCGACGCGACCGACGAGGGCGGCGACGTCCGCGCGTTCGCGGGCTCGCCGGACTGGCCGAACGCGTCGGACTTCCCCGAGATCGAGTTCACTCTGACCGCGTGGGTCCGCGTGAAATGGGGCCGGACCGGTGGGGCGAACGGGTGGCTCGACGCGGTCGGCGCGTTCTCGAGCGCGCAGCACCACCTGTTCCGGCGCTTCTCCTCGGGCACGAACCGGGGGCTCCGGATCCTGTTCCAAGCCGACCACGGGAACACGACCACGCTGACCGGCGGCGCCGTGGCGCCGGCGCTCTCCGTGACCGTCGAGCTCGGCGACTCGACCGGGTTCCTCCCGTTCCAGATCGCGGCCGACGATGTCGGCGCGCTGGCGGGGACCTTCCCGATCGTCGAGGCGCTCGGCTCCACCGACGAGGACGGCGTCTCGATCGCGCGCGAGTGGGCGATGGTGTCCGTTACCTACCGCGGCAAGGACGGCCCGGCCGGCGCCTCGAGCGGCGCGCTCCAGTTCTTCGTCAACGGCCAGCAGATCGGGCCGGACCTCGAGGTCCCCCCGGGCGACCGGATGCTCGAGCCCGACGCCGACGAGGGGATCACGGTCGCGCAGGACGGCTCGTTCGACCCGTGGCTCGGCGACGTGGACCAGGTCCGCGCCTACGCGCGCGTCCTCCCGCCCGACGAGCTCGCGGTGCTCTACAACGACGGGGCCGGTCGTGAGATCCACGGGAACGAGGACGCGATCGTCTACGGGTGGGAGTTCGACCTCGAGCAGGGCGGCGTCACACCCGACGCGGTCGGCGCCTACACCGGCGGGGACCTCACGCTCGGCGCCGAGGCCGCGATCTCGACCAAGCCCGACTACGGGCCGGTCCTGCCCGACCTCGTGTGCCCGAGCGCGCTCGCGGCGACCGAGATCCTCCGCCGGTTCGAGGCGGCCGCGAAGCTCTCGTTCCAGGGGTCCGGCGCCGGCCAATCGGAGGCGTTCTTCGTCGAGCTCGCCGCGTCGCTCGGGTTCTCCGTCACGGTGGACGGGAACGAACCGTTCACGCCGGGAAGCGTCGCCGGCGACTCGATCACCCAAGGGCTGTGGGTCTTCGTCTGGGAGGTCCACGCGCCCGAGATAAACCCGGTCTTCTTCTCCGCTGGCGAGTCGGGCGCCGGCGAGCCGCTCGTCGCCGACGACGCGACGCCGCTCGTTTGCGGGCTCGAGGAGCACAAGCCCGCCCACACTCTCGTGTTCTTCCGTTTCGACCTCGACTACACCGGGCACGCTCCGTGGAGCTCGACCGGCCCGGCCGCCGCCGGCGCCGTCGCGGTCGCGCCGTCCGTTCTCGCCACCCCGCTATAGCAGCCATGCATCGGATCGACACCGCCACCGCCGTCAATTCCCTGTTCGTCGAGAAGGACCCGGTCCTCGGACTCGCGCCCACCGAGGTCTCCGGCGACTGGCTGAACGCGGTGCAGGAGGAGATCGTCTCGACGATCGAGGGTTCCGGGCTCGTGCTCGACAAGGCCGACAACACGCAACTGCTCCAGGCGATCGACGCGCGCGTGGCGCCCGGCGTGTTCCGCAAGAACGCGCTGATCAACGCGGCGTTCTCCGTGAACCAGCGGTTCCCCACCGCGGTCGTGACCGTCGGCGTCGCGTACACGTCGGCGACGACCGAGCCGTACTACGTGGACCGGTGGAGGTTTCAGATCCCGACCGGCGCCGGCGACCTCCGCGTGCTCCAAGACGAGCACCCGCTCGACGTGACCGCGGAGACGCTCCCGCAGAACCTCGTCGCGCCGCAGTTCTTCCTCAACCTCAACGCCGTCGCCGGATTCGCGAACGAGCCGCCGACGATGTCCCAACGGATCGAGGACGTCCGTACGTTCGCGGGGCTGAAGGTCGCGCTCTCGTTCTACGCGCGGATCAACGCGGGCAGCACGCAGGTCGTCCCCAAGCTGATTCAGGACTTCGGGAGCACCGGCTCGTCGCCCGTCACGCTCACCGGCTCGCCGATCACGCTGACGAGCTCGTGGAACCGGTACACCGCGTCGTTCACGCTCGGAAGCCTCGCCGGCAAGACGGTCGGGCTGTTCACCGGTGCGCCCGACCACTACCTCGAGGCGCTCCTCGAGTTCGATCAATCCGCGACGTTCGACGTGGACGTCTCGCACGTCCAGCTCGAGCGCGGCGTGCTCGCGTCCGAGTTCGAGGCGGTGCGCGAAGCCGACGAGCTCCTCTCGTGTCTCCGGTACTACGAAAAGAGCACGAACGGGGACCACGCGCCGTCGGTGTCCGAGGTCGTCTCGACCGTGAACGGCGCCTACGTCCCCGCGTCGGGGCTCGTCAACAAAGGCGCGAACCGACCCTTCAAGGTCGTGAAGCGCGACGAGCCGACGATGACCTGGTACACGGGCGGGGTGGGCGCCTCGACGCCCGACCGGATCCTGTGGGGCGGCGTCGTGCGAACGGTCGCCGGCACCGAGGCGAGCTCGCGGAGCGCGTACGCGACGGGCTCGCCGGAATGCACCACGGCTCCCGCGTCTCTCGACGAGTACGAATGCAATTGGGAGGCCGACGCGGAGCTCTGATGCTTCCCGGCCCCGGATTCCTCGGCGAGCTCGCGCCGATCGTCGGCACGGTCTCGAGCATCCTGCTCCTCGTGTTCGTGGTGTGTCTCCGCGGACGCATGAGCCGCGTAGCGGTGGTCCTGTTCGTGCTCGGGTTCTTGTCGCTCGTCGCCGACGAGATCCATCACGCCGCGCGACTCCACGCGCCGCACGGCTCCGACCTCGGGTTACTCGAGGCGTGGCTCGGCGCGCTCGCTCCGATCCTCATCCTCGCCGCGGTCGTGGTCCACCTCCACGACCTCGGCATCCTCCGATTCCCCTCGCTCGCCGCCGATGACCCCCGAGACCGCGATCTCTCCTGACGTCTGGACCTCGTTCGTCCGCGACTTCGGGCTGCCGACCTTCCTGCTCCTCCTTTTCGTCGCCGCGACGTTGTGGGGAGCTCGCCGGCTGTTCCCGCTCGCCGAGAGCCTCGTCAAGACCCATGTGGCGTTCGTTGGGGCAATGGAGGAAGAGGCTCGACGGTGCAACCAGGCGCAGGAGCAGTTCCGGGTCTACCTCAAGGAGCGCGACGACGTCCTGGCGCAAGGACTCGCGGACGTCCGTGAGGAGATCCGAGCCGGCCGGGGGGGATGACCCGGACCCCGGTCCGGCGTGTCTGATTTTCGCGGCGCTCGTGCTCCTGTGGCTCCTGTCGGTCGTGGCGGGACGCTGATAGGCTCGCCTCCGGAGATCGCTCCTCCACGCCCCCGCATCGTCCCCGGGACAAAAAGCCCGCGCAGTTCGATCGGGGGCACCTTCCACCGCTCAACCCCCGGACGAATCCGATGGCTAACTTCTGGTACCTCGAGGGGCTCCTCGCGCTGTTCAAGGGCGAGATCGACCTGGAGAACGACACCCTCCGCGTGCTCCTCGTGATGACGAACACGACGGCCGACACCGACACGACGGCCAAGTTCGTCGGCGACGTCGGCACGCTCGACGAGCACGACGGCACGCCGTACGCGCGCCAGACCCTCGTGCAGTCGCCGCCCGCGATCGACGCCCCGAACAGCCGCGTCGAGCTCCCGGCCGCCGCGACCGTGTTCTCGAGCCTCGGCGTCGGGACGCGCGACGTGCAGGCCGCGCTCCTCTACAAGTTCGTGACCGTGGACGGGGACAGCCCGCTCCTCGTCTACTTCGATTCGGGCGGGTTCCCGTTCTCGCCGAGCGGCGCCGACCTGACGATCAACTGGAACGCCGAGGGCGCCGTCCAGATCCGGAGCGGCACCTGATGAGAAGCCCGGTCCCCGCGCTCCTCCTGTCGGTGTGCGGGGCCGTGGCTCTCGAGGCGTTCCAGTTCGAGCCCGGCCCCGCGCTCCCGCTCCGCCCGCTCGACGTCGTCCTGGTGGACCTCGACGACGTCGGGACGTTCGACCTCGAGGACGACCCGACGGTCGCGACGCCGAACCTCGACGCATTCCGGGCGAGCTCGGCGCGGTTCGCGCGCGCGTACACGACCGGACCGGTCTGCAGCGCGTCTCGGGTCTCGGCTCTCCTCGGGGTCTACTCGAGGCGCCAGGGGATCGGGAGGATCATCAAGAAGGGCGACCCGAACGACGTCGAGCAGGACGCGCCGACGCTCGCGGACGCGTTCACGCGCGCCGGCTACCGGACCTGCAAGGTCGGGAAATGGCACCTCTCGGCCGGCGTCGAGTACCCGCTCGAGGACGCGCCCGAGCTCCTCGGGTTCGAGTTCGCGCGCGCGGTCGCGTCGCACAACCTCGGGGCCACCGCCGGCGCCGGTACCTACTTCTCGTGGGGCCGGATCGACGACGGGGTCGAGACCGTGACGACCGAGTACGCGACCGCCGCCCAAGCTCGAGCGGCTCGGGAGTGGTGGCTCGAGCACGAGGGCGAGCCGCGGTTCCTGTGGCTCTCGTTCACCGCCGCCCACGCGCCGTTCCACGAGGCGCCGGCCCCGTACTACACCGGGCCGCCGACGGCCGGGGACGGGCGCCTCGAGTTCGAGAGCATGATCGAGGCGCTCGACGACCGGCTCGGCACCGTGCTCGAGGTTCTCGATCCGTGCACGACGCTCGTGGTCGTCTCGTGCGACAACGGCTCGGCCATGCCGCCGCCGCCGCCGGTGCCCGTGTTCGCGAAGGCCGGCGCCCCGGGAGTCACCGAGCTCGCGATCGAGACCCCGCTCTACGTCCGCGGCCCCGGCATCCGTCCGGGAGCTCGTCGCCAGCTCGTCTCCGTCCTCGACCTTTGGGCGACGCTCGAGGAGCTCCTCGGGCTCCCGATCCCGGCCCCGACCGACGGGGTCTCGTTCGCCGGCGCGCTCGTGCCGTGGAGCTCGGCGCCGCCGCGGGAGTGGCTGTTTGCGGAGCGGTTCTTCCCGAACTACGCGCCCGAGCTCGGCGAGCCCGGGCCGGCGGGGTTCAACGCGCGCGAGCGCGCGATCGTCCGCGCCGACGGGTGGAAGCTCCGCGTGGATGAGACGGGCGGGGCCGAGGCGTTCCGCGGGCTGTTCCACCTCCCGAGCGACCCGCTCGAGCTCGCGCCCGTGGACGACCCGGCGCTCGAGCTCGAGCTCCAGGCGCTCCTCGACCTGTTCCCGTAGGCCGTGCCCACCGAGGTCGTCGAGACTGTCGGGAGCGGGGGGACCTACACGACCCTCGCCGCTTGGGATACGGCGACGAGGACGCTCGACCTCCCGGCGCTCGACGAGGTTCGTATCGCCGAGATCATCCAGCCGACGCCGCTGGTCCTTGGCTCGCTCCTGTTCCTGCGCAACACGTTCTACGGGGGAGTGTCGGACGCGACGCGCTTCCGGTGGATCCGACCCGCGATGGGCAACGGCTACAACCCTTCCGCGGGAACGGGAGCCGCTCTCCAGCGCACGAACAGCGTAGTTCGGATTCAGGAGGACCACCTCCGGTTCGGACATTGCGGCTACGGGAGCGGGCTGCTCGGCGTCCTGATGCCGAGCTCGAGCTCGACCGCGATCCTCCGGTGTGTGCGAGTGGACCGGGGAATCTGGGTGGACTCGATCCACGCCGAGCACAACGGGGGGAGCAACGCCGCGAACAACGTGTTCCAGGCTTCGGTCGGCGTGACTGGAGCGGCGACGTTCACCAATTGCACCGCGATCGGTTCTAACAACACGACGAGCACCGGTCGGGTGGGTCCGCGCTACGGCTTCCGCGACCTTACGACCTTCGGCTCGGGAGAGGCCCGGTTCGTCAATTGCAACGCCTACCAGATACGGCAGGCACTGATCGGGTTCCCGTCTACCAGCTCGTTCGGCACCGGGTTCGAGGCGACGGGCAACACGAACGCGCGCGTAATCAATTGCAGCGCGATCGAGAACGGCTACGCGGTCGCCGGCAATCAGGACTTCAACGTCGGCGCGATCGCTGAGTTCCGGCATTGCGTGTCCGGGGACTCGAGCGCGACCGGTGCGAACAGCTTCACCGGCCAGACCGCCGCGAACACATGGGAGCGTCCGGCCGTCGGCGCCTTCCAGCCGTCCGGCGCCGGGCTCTCGAAGCTCATCAACACCGGCACGGACGCCGGCTACCTGTTCATCCCGCTCGGAAGCGGGGTCGAGTTCGACGCGGCCGGGGAGCAGCACAACCTCGACGGGTTCGGGTGGGAGATCGGCGCTTTCAACTTCGACACGTCGGTGTCGCCAGACCCAGCGGGCTCGATCGCCACCGGCCCGGCGCTCGAGCTCCTGAGGACTCTCGTGCCCGACGCGTCGGCGGCCGTCGCGACCTCCCCGCTCGTGGCGCTCCTGATCGCGACGAACCCCGAAAGCGCGCTGGCCACCGCCGTCGGTTCGATTGTCGGGATCCAGACCGGAGTGAACCCGGCGCCGGGCGGGGCCATCGCGCTAGGTCCGGCGGTCTCGCTCGGGCTCACGTTGAACCCCAACGCCGGCGAGGCGGTGGCGATCGCGCCGCTCGTCGAGCTCCTCGTCGCGGCGGCGCTGCCGGTGGTCTGTTTCGAGCTCGGGATCAACCGGACCGAGGCGCTCGAGCTCCTCATCTCGCGCCGGGTCGGCCGTTCCGGTAGGGTCGAGCGCGTTCTCGACCAGGCGCTCCGGGTCGGCCGCAGCCGGCTCTCGAGCGCCGCAATCCGCCGGACCCTCTCGAGCTCCCGCATACGATGACCTGCACGAATTCGATCCACGTCGCCGACGAGGGCACGGTGTTCGAGGTCACGATCACCGACTGCGACGAGAACGGGGACGCCGTGGTGGTGGACCTCTCCACGGCGACCGTCATCGAGTTCGTGTTCGTGCTCCCGTCGCTCCGCGTGAAGCGCCGCACCGGGACCGTGTCCACGCCGCCGGGGACCGACGGGAAATGCCGCTACGTCGCGGCGCCCGGGGACCTCTCGGAGGCGGGGACGTGGAAGCTCCAGGTCCGCGTCGGGTTCCCGTCGGGGGTCTGGCGCACCGAGGAGACCACCTTCCCGGTCGAGCTCCCGATCGAGCCGCTCCACTACTTCGACCCCGAGACCGGCGCCGCCACCGCGGCCGCGCCGATCGTCGCCGCCAGCTAGGAGGACCCCCGAATGCTCCGCGCTCTCTCCGCCGTCCTCGTGCTCGCGCTCGCGAGCTCGTGCAACGCGACCCAGATCCCTCGCGAGTGGATCGAGGCCGACCGGGCGACGTTCGACGCCGTCGCGTTCGAGTACGCCGCCTACGTCCAGGCCGACCCGGGGCTGTCGCCGGTGCAGGTCTCCGCGCGCCTCGAGCTCCTCCAGGATTGGAACCTCCGGATCGCGGTGGGCGAGGAGCTCGTCGGGATCCTCGAGGAGCTCGTGAAGCCCGAGCCGCTCGAGTTCCCGAAGCCCCAGCCGCTACCGCCGGCGGAGCCCGCGCCCGAGCCCGACCCGGAACCCTAGGTGCTCTCCTGGCGCGCGGAGCTCGTCGGCGCGATCGTCGGCCGGCTGTTCTCGGCCATCGACGTCCAGCTCGAGGCCGCCGGCGCTCCGTCCGTCGAGGACGAGATCCGGGAGCGGCTCGAGGATGTGCTCGAGCAGCTCGCGTCCGCTCACGTCTCCAGCCTCACGGGCGAACCGAGCGCCGCCCGTGAGCTCCAGATCCTCGAGGCGCGCTACCGCAACCTCCGCGCGTCGCTCTCCGTGGTCCAGGCGGCCGCGGTCGGCCAGGCGGTGCGGGACGTGCTCACCGCCGGGGCTGGGATCCTCCTGGCGCTCGTGTAGGCTCACCGCATGGACCGTATCGCCGCACCCGGCAACGTCTCCGGGCTGTTCGCCGAGGGCAACCCGTTCCAGGGGGTCCCGGCCACGATCGTCTCGAGCCCGTGGCTCAACGGCGTGCAGGAGGAGCTCCTCTCGATCATCGAGGCCGCCGGCGTGACGCCGAACCAGGCCGCGACGAACCAGGTTCTCGCCGCGCTCCTGACCCTGTTCGGGACGTCCGACGACGCTCTCCTGGCGACGGCCGCGGCGCCGCTCGAGAGCGGGCACCCGCTCCCGGACTCGCGCCATCCGATCGTTCTCCTCGCGCAGTCGGGGGTCTGGGCCGCCGGCGTGACGACCGAGGCGCCGACGCAGGGCACGAGCTCGGGCGGTTCCGGCCCCGGTGCCGCCGACAACACGACCGAGGGGAACGAGTACGACACGAGCCTGTACCCGGGCGACGCGTGGCCGTTCACGGTTCCCAGCGCGCTCATGGCGCACGACACCGCCGGCGCGTTCCCGGCCGCGCGCCTCGGGACGAACGTCAACTTCTACCGGCACGGGTTCCTCCTCCCCGCCGGGCTGTTCGTGAACGGCGCGCGCCTCGAGGTCGAGCTCTCGGGCACGATCGAGGGCAGCGAAGCCGCGCGCGTGTTCGAGGCGATCCTCGAGCCCGACTACGACCCGGACGGCGCGTACACGAACGCCGAGGCGTTCCCGTTCCATTGCGGCCCGATCGCCGCGCCGTCGGGCGAGGAGGCGTTCCGGTTCACCGCCGCGTTGACGGTCCTCGGGTTCGACGACGGCACGAACGAGTGGATCGTCCTGGCCGACGCGACGTTCCGGACCGGCAACACCGAGATCGGCAACCCGACCGAGTACCAGCGCACGTACGAGCGCCGGATCCCGATCGCGAAGGCCGACCTCGAGCTCGAGGACACGCTGTGGTCGGTGCGGTTCAAAACCGACGACTTCGGCTCGACCCTCGGCGACGAGGGGAACAGCAGCGGCTCGACGCAGGACGGCTCCGCGTCGGTGATCACCGCTCGCCACTACTCCGTCACGCTCTACCCCGGGGGACACTAGATGCCCGGCCCGTACGTCACCTTCACGCGCGCGACCACCGACGAGCCGGGCGCGACCGCCGGCGAGCACTACTACGCCGCGCACCCGTCCGGACTCTGCCGCCTCCTCGTCTGGCGGCCGTCGGCGTCGTTCACGAACGCGCCGTGCCTCGTCATCCTCAAGGGCGGGGACTACGTCACCTACGGGGACGACGAGACGAGCCCGGAGACGATCGACGCCGACGTCGCGCAGATCGCCGAGGACTTGAACGCCGCCGGGTGGGCGGTGGTCTCCGTGGACGCTCCGCCGTCCGCGAACACCGGCAACGTGCTCGACGAGGTCACGCCGTTCGCGTACTTCCCCGAGCACGAGAAGCAGATCGGGCACGCCGTCGCGTACCTCAAGGCGCACGCCTCGGCGGTGGACGATATCTCGCTCGGCGCTCGAGCCGTGGACCTGTGGGGCTCGGGGAACAGCATCGGGCGGAACCGGATCGCGGTGCTCGGGTTCGGCTCGGGCGCGACGACCGCGCTCTGGCTCTCGGCGCTCCCGTCAACGATGTTCCCCGCGCTCCCGGGCAACATCGCGCCGACGATCGACCCGTACGTCGCGCGGTTCTCGCACCGCCCCGCGGCCGTGGTCGCGATCGGCGCGACCGCCGACTGGACGCAGTTCGACGTGAACGCGGCCGGCTCGGGGGTCTACGCGAACGACCTCCACCCGCACTTCCTCCGCACGAGGACGAACCGGCTGTGGTCCACGCTCGAGCGGCGCTACAAGCTCGCGGCGAGCCCGTACTTCTGGATCGTCCAGGGGTTCACGCAGAACCGGACCATGCCCGTCTACGGGGTCTGGCCGAGCTCGAGCGACCCGGACGGGACGAGCCTCGCGCCCGGCGACTTCGTCCCCGGCGAGCTCAAGAACGACACCGCGGGGAACAAGGCGTACCGCGACCCGGCGCACGACTTCGTCGGGAACGCGATGGAGATCGCGATCGCCGCGAACATGGCGCCGACGTCGAAGGTCACGTGGGGCAGCATCGCCGACAACCCGACGACGCCCGCGCTCACCGGTACCGCGCTCCACGCCGACGTGAAGGCGTGGCTCGAAACGACCGTCGGAGTCTGACCGCCATGCATCCGAGCGCCGCCCACCTACTCCAGTTCTTCGCCTACGCTCACCTCCCGAGCGACCTGCAGGACTTCTCGCGCGTGTTCGCGAAGCTCGCGCACGCGATCGACCAGCGCGTCGAGGACGGCCCCGAGAAGACGGCCGCGCTCCGGAAGCTCCTCGAGTCGAAGGACGCCGCGGTCCGCGCGATGCTCTCGAGGTCGGGCGCCGAGCTCGCCGACTACGTCGGGGACCTCCGGGCCGAGCTCCTCGAGCACCAAGCGACGCTCGAGGGCTCGAGCTCGTGAACGAGGCGCTCCGCGACGTCGTCCTGATCCTGTGGGTGCTATGCGTCGCGGTCGGTCTGTTCGGCGCGCTGGGGACGTTCCTCCAGCTCTGGTTCGACATGTTCCCCCGCCGACCCAAGGGGGGGCCGCGGTGAGCCTCGGCGCGATCCTGGCCGCCGCGGCGGGGTTCGTGCTCGGGTTCTTGGCCGGCGCCGCCGGGGTGCTGTTCGCGGCGTTCCGGCCGTGGCTCCGCCGTTGATTGGGGTCCTCCTCCTCGGGTTCCTCGCCGGCGTCGTGGTGGGCGGGGTGCTGTTCCTCGTCCTCCTCGGGTTCCTCGAGGACGGCTAAGGCCAGGCGGGGCGGGGTGCCGATGGGGTGCCCATGCTGTTCTGCAAGGTCTGGCGGTGGGGGTACGGTCGCGCGCTCGACCGGTGGGCGGCGTCGCTCGGGTTCGATCCGCTCGAGCACCGGGCGCGGTTCCGGTCTCGAGATCGGGATGTTGGGGGGCTGTGGAGACGGTGTGGATAGACCGGGGACGGTGAGCCGATCCGGCGCCAAACTTGCCGCACCCTAAGCAGAAGGAGAATCTCGAAAGAGAACCCTGCCTGGGACGCGGCGCGCTCCCGAGCTCGAGGCGGGGGCCGAGCTCTCGGACGAGCGCGCCCTTGCCACGCGAGCTCCGAGGGGGCACAAAGGTCGAGCCCCGCCCCGGCGGCCGGAATGGGCCGGCGCCAGAACGGGGCTCTCCCGCAACGGATGGCACTATCGAACACCGCGCGACGGCTGGCAACACCCGAGCCCGTCGCGCCCGACCCGCTCGACGAGCTCGCCGCCAGGTCGCACCGGCTGGCGACCGTCGTTTCCGCGACCTCGAGGCGGCGCGATGTCCGCGAGACCCGTGCGAGGGTCCTGCTCCTCCTCCTCGAGCTCCGGTGCCCGCTTGGACGCTCCCCGCGTCTCCGGTGGTACGTCCCCGGCGCCGTGGCTCGCCTCGGGTGGCGGGGGATCTTGGACCGGTGGCGCGAACGGTTCGGCGAGGACCCGCCCGCCGAGCGCACGATCCGCGGCCACCTCGGCGCGCTCGAGGGCGCCTGCGCGATCCAACGCCAGCCCGGGGACTTCCTCCCGGTCCGCCGGGACTACCTCAAGGAAGGCCGCCGGCCGCGGCACCCGGACACCCTCCACGTCCTCGAGGACGAGCGCGACGCGACCTGGTGGGCGACCACCGGGGAGGCTCTCCTCGAGCGGAACCCCGACGCCCGGCGCGACCCTCGAGCGTGGAAGCGCCTCTTCGCCCGGTGGCGTGAGCTCGCCAGGACGCCCGAGCTCCCGTTCGAGCTCCCGGAGGACCCGCCGGCCGTGGCGCACGCTCCGGAGCGCGTCCAGGCCGTCCTCGTCGCCTCCACGGCCCGCGGAGCTCTCGCGAGCCTCTCGGGTCTCGCGGCCGCCGGGCTCCGCCTCGGGGCACGGGAGCGGCTAGAGCTCGCCAGGGATCCCGCGCGCCTCGCCGGCGCCGCCGGGCTCCTCTGGCGCGCGCTCGACCGCGGGGACCGCGTCCGGAACCCGGAGGGGTGGCTCCTCCGCGCGTTCCGGTCCGCCTCGAGCGACGAGCTCGCCGCCGCGGCCCGCGCCGCGATGCTCGAGCACGGGCGCCCGGAGCCGGCCCCGCCGGTCTCCCCGGTCCTCGAGCGCGCGACGCTCGAGCTCGAGGCCCGACGATCCACCGAGCCCGGGACGTTCCGGGCCGGACTGCAGGGGCTCCTCTGGGAGCTCGAGAACCCGACGCGGAGGAGCGAACCGTGACCGAGAACGTTACGCCTGGCGGAAAGCCGAACATCGACGACCACACCGCCGACGCCGCCGCCGGCTACGCCGAGACCGTCCAGCGATCGTCCGAGCCGACCCGGGGGAACCTCGAGGCGGCCGCCGAGCTCGTCCGCGAGCGCGTCGCCGGGTTCACCGTCGGCGCCCCGGCTCGCGCCGACCTCGAGTGGGCCGCCGACCTCCTCGAGCGGTCCGCCGCCGAGAACAGCCACCCCCGGTTCCTCCAGAACCTCGAACGGATCCGCGAGGAGCGCGCGGCGCTCGAGCGCGCGGAGGCCGCCGAGGGGAGGATCGACGAGCTCCAGCGCGAGCTCGAGGCGACGCGGAACCGCCTGAACGCTCGCGAGGCGATCGACGCCGCCGGGTGGGGCGCGTACCTGATTTCGATTTCCAGCCCGCCCGACCTCGCGAAGATCCGCGACGATGCCGCGGCCGCGCTCGAGGCGATGGGGTTCGCGGACACCGCGCGCGCCAAGTACGACGCCGAGGCGGCCGACCTCCTCGGGCCGGTGGGCGGCCCCGAGCCGGTGCCGACCCGGCCCGACCTCGAGGAGCTCGCGTTCCGGCTGTTCGAGCGGTGGGCGCCCGCGAGGAAGGGCGGACAGTACCAGGGGATGGTGGACGGCGAGGACCGCGAGCGCGCACGCTCCGCGTTCCGCGCGGCGCGCGTGTTCCTCGACATCCTCGAGGCGGAGCGAACCCGGTGAGCCGGCCGAGGACGCTGGAGTGCGTGGACGGACCCGCGGAGGGCTACCTCCTCGAGACCACGAGCGACGCCCGCAACGCGACGGAGGCCGAGTTCGTGCGGTTCCTGGCCGACGACGGGAGCGGCCGCCGGTGGGTCTACCGTGTCGCGGACGGCGGGTTCGAGCTCCGCTACGTCCGGACCGAGGAGCGGCGCCCGTGAGCTCCTGGCGCTGGGGCCACGAGCCGATCCGGTTCGACCGCCACGTCTGGCCGGCCGGCGGGGGTCCGGCCGTGCTCGACCCGGCCGCGGAGCGGAAGCGCCGCGAGGACCGGTACGCGCGAGCTCGGGAGCGGTTCGCGAACAGCCCGCACCGCGAGCGGAGGGCGAGGTCGTGACCGGCGAGCCGTGCCAGATCCTCCGGATCGGGTGGGACGGGGAGGGCGGCGCGTTCGTGTACGTCCGCAACGACGACGGGCTCGAGCTCCGCCTGGTCGTCTCGCTCGAGGAGGCGGCCGCGCTGCAGGAGGCGTTCCCGGAGCTCCCGACCGTGGACGAGGAGCGGAGGCCGTGACCGCGACACCGACACGACCCGAGGAGCTCGCCGTGCTCGAGGCGTTGCTCGAGGGCGAGCGGCCGCGATATGCGGCCGAGCGGCTCGGCGTTCCCCCGCGGCGCCTCGCGCGCTGGATCGAGAAATGGGAGCGCCGGTTCGGCTACGACTGGGGGTGCGCCGCGGACCTCGGCTGGCTCTACGACGACCGCGCCGCCGATGTTCGGGAGTTCATCGAACGCGCGAGGGGCGAGCGGTGAGCGGCTGGCCGCCGGCACCGCCGCCCGGCAAGGCGCGGCTGACCATCCTGCTCGAGCTCGACGCCGTCCACGAGCACGGTTGGGAGGACGCGCTCCGCCGGTACTTCACGAACCAGGAGCGGCCCGAGGACCCCGCCAAGACGACCGTGAGTGTCGGGATCCTGATCGCGAAGCGCCGCGCCGGGGAGCTCCTCACGTCCGAGCGGCTCGCCGCCGGGCTCGCCGACGTCCTCGAGGACCCCCGCCCGTTCGTCGAGAACCTCGAGTGGCTCGACGAGCTCGGGGGCTCCGGGTAGCATCGGCGCTCCGCGGCTGCTTCGCTGTGGGATTCATCTTCGGCCGCGGCTCCCCTCGAGGGGGTCGCGGCCGTCGTTCGTTCTGGGGACAGAAAAGAGGCGAAAAGGGCTGGCGAACTAGGGACAGAAAGCCGATGGTATGCCTACCGCCCCGCGAGGGGCTCAACCCCCAACCCCCGCAACGACCATGACCGCCAAGAACACCCGCCCCGCCTCCTCCCGCCTCGACGTCGCTCTCGACGAGCACAGCCGCCTCGCCGAGCTCCGCGACTCCGTCGCATCGCTCCTGACCGCGATCCAGTACCGCGAGACGAGCGACGACCCCGAGGGCGACGACCTCCACCGTCACACGATGACCGAGCTCGAGCAGCTCGTGGAGGCGCAGCAGGCGGTGACGTTCGCGCTCGAGGCCGCCGGCGAGCGGATCCACCTCCTCCACCGCGCCGGCGCCGCCGAGGAGCCCGCCGACCCGGATCTTGAGCTCATCGCCGACGCCGAGCCGACGCCCGTCATCGACGTCATCGCCGACCAAATGGACGACACCGGCTGGATGGTCCTCGCCGCGTTCCACGGCTCGATCATGGCGAACGGCCACGACTTCGGGTTCGTCGAGGACGTGGAGCGCGTCCTGGCGATCGACGCCGAGACGGTCCTCGACCGCCTCGAGACCCTCTCCAGCCTCCGCGTCCTCGACTTCGGCGAGCCGTACGAGAACGAGACCCAGCTCACCTGGTGCAGCGACGAGGCCCGCGACGCGGTCGCCGAGCTCCTCGCGAAGCGCGACCTTTCGGACGTCGAGACGCGCGCGCTGTAGGGCTCGCCGCTCTCCTCCTCACCAGGCGGGGTCTCTCGGGCGACCGGGCGGCCCCGCCTCTTGCGTGGTACAGAAAAGGGGCGGAAAGGGCTGGCGAACTAGGGACAGAAAGCCGATGGTATGCCTACCGCCCCGCGAGGGGCTCAACCCGCAACACCCCCCAAAAACGATGACCCGCAACGCCCACGACCCGAACGCCAGCCTCGAAACCACCGCCGGCGAGCTCCGCGAGCTCCTTGACCGCGTCTCCGCCAAGGTCGAGCGGGACGCGTTCGTGCCCGCGCGCGAGAAGCGCGCCACCTGGCCGGCCGTCGGTTCCGCGAATCACGCCCGCACGTTGCTCGTCGAGGCGCTGTTCGCGCTCGGGGGCATCGACGAGGACGAGGCCGCCAGCCGGTTCGCGGTGACGCTGTGAGGCTCCAGGTCGGCCGACGCGCCCGCGTGTTTGACTCCGAGGACGCCGAGCACGGGGGCCGCCTCGGCTACCGGGTCCTTCCCAACAACGGGGCCGCGGACCTCCGCGACCCGGTGGCCGTCGCGCTCCAGTTCACCGCGCCGCCCGAGAGGGCGTTGGGCGACGACCCCAACGCCTACCGCCGGGTCAAGACGGTCGCGGTCTGTCTCGAGGAGGACGAGCTCCGCGCGGCGCTCCGGGTCCTCGAGGACGAACGATCCCGCCGCGCCAAGGAGCGAACCCGATGACGTACCACCGACCCCGGAAGCCCGAGGAGGGCTCCGCAGGGCTATTCCCGCCCGAGCCGCTCAAACCGTGGCAGGGAGGCTCGGCCGACCCGCGCGAGCTCGCCAGGCGCTCGAGGACCGACGACGCCGACACCGCCGTGCACGCCGGCGAGGCGATCGGCGAGCACGCCGAGAAGGTCAAGGTCCGCGTGCTCGAAGCGATCCGCGAGCTCGGCCCGATGGACGGGCGCACCGCCGAGCGGCTCCCGCGGTTCCGGGGGTGCGGGACGACCACGGTCCGGAAGCGGCTCTCCGAGCTCGCGCACCCCGACCGCGAGGGCGGCCCCGCGCTCGTCTCCGTCGAGCGGACGGCCGGCGGGTTCCCGTGCAACGTGTACGAGCTCGTCGAGCTCGAGGCGCTCGAGCGGCCCCGCTACGTCCTCGAGGCGTGGACCGGGGCGCCCCGCCGCGTGACCGTGGACGCCGACCAGCACGGCGAGCTCGTGTTCCGCGTCTCCGAATACCGGGACGCGCTCGAGCCCGACGACCTGGCGGCCGTCTTCCAGGCCGCGCTCGAGGACCACGACAAGGGGAGCGACCGATGAGCCCGGAACCCCGCCTGACCGTCTCGCTCCCGCGGCGTCAGCTCGAGCTCGTCCTCGACGGGCTCCAGCTCCTCCGCCGTGCTCGAGACCGGGCCGCCGAGGAGGAGCGCGCGCGCTGGCGCCGCTCCGTCCGAGACGAGAACCCCGCCAACCGCGACGCCGCCGCCGCACGCGGCGCCGAGTACGCGAGCGACGCCTCGGAGGCGTCCTCGCTCGCCGGGGCTCTCCGCCTCGGCGGTGAGGACGCTGGCGTCCTCGAGCAACCCGCAACCCCGACCCGTGCCACCGGCACAAGGAGAACCCGATGACCAGGAACCCGATCGACACGACCCCGCCCGTGGACCCGACGCTGGGGGCTCGCGACTTCGCGATCGTCCAGCGCGCGCTCAACCTCCACGAGAACGCGCTGCCGGGGCTCGTCCGCGACCTGCAGGAGCGTTCGGACCGCCACGGGAAGCCCGAGCTTCGCGCCGAGGCGAACGAGCTCGCGAAGACCCGGAAGCGTACGCGCGAGCTCGCGGCGCTGTTCGGCAAGGCCGCGCACGCCGCGGACGACAAGAGCCGGTACCAACTGTTCGACCACGACGGGGTGGCGTCGTGAGCTCCTCGAGGATCGGGCGGCCCCCGCTCGGCGAGAACCTCGTCGATCGACGCGTTCGTCTCCCCGAGCCCGAGGCCGAGCTCCTCGAGCGGTTCAAGCGCCAGACCGGGTGCAAGACGGACGCCGAGGCGCTCCGCGTCGCGCTCCACCTGGCGAGCCGCGCGACCTCGAGCAAGGTCGAGGGCGCCCGGGAAGCCTACTACCGCGCCCGCGGCCAGGCGGTGCCGTCGTGAGCCTCCTCGAGCCCGCCGGGGCCGACCTCGAGCTCGAGGAGGCCCGCCGCCGCCACCGCGCCGTCGAGCGGTTCCAGACCGACGAGCGGTTCCAGCTCGCGGTCGCCGACATCCGCAAGGCCGCCCGGAGCTCCACGCTCGACCTGATCGTCGAGCTCGAGCGCATCCTGGCGGCCGAGCGCCGAGCAGGGGCCGCGGACCAGGTCCGCCTCGCGCGGGGGCTCGGATGAGCTCGGGCGCCGGACCTCTCCTGCTCGAGGACTTCATCGCCAACCTAGAACCCGAAACCACCGAACCCGCATGAGCACCCCCGCAACATCCCCGCCGAACCTCGACCGGTTCGGCACCCTCGCCGCGAACCTCGCGGCCGTCGGATGCCACCTGACCCCGCGCGTCGCGTGGAACGTCGCGCTCGAGGCCGCCGCCGACCTGATCGAGGCGGAGCACGACCAGGAGCCCGAGCCCGGGATCGCGTACGCGCGCTCCGCCGAGCTCGTCCGCTCGCTCCAGGTCGGAGCCCGAGGCCGTGAGCTCCTCCCCGACGTCCGTCGCTCGAGGAACGCGCTCGTCGAGGCCGTCCTCGGCGCGATCGACAACCGCGAGGCCATCCGGGCCGACGTGGAGCCCGGAGCGATCCACGAGCCGCGAGCTCGCCTCGCGGCGTTGTTCTCGGACGTCTACCGCCACCTCGGGTTCTCGCTCGAGGACGCGCCGGCAGAGGGGGGCGCCTCGTGAGCCGTTCGACTAGGCTGATCCTCGAGCTCGGGGGCGGGATCCTGTTCTTCGCCATCGGGGTTCTTCTCCTGACGCTCGCTCCTTGAGGCGTGGCCGGACGTTCCCTGGCGTCCTGTAGGGCCGCCTCTCGCCACCGGACGGCGAGGGGCGGCCCGTTCGCTTGTCGGCGAGCTCGGGCTCGTCCATGCTGGCCGGCATGGAAACCAAGACCGATTCGAGCCCGGCTCCCGCGGCGCCGTCCAAGCCCGCGACCCCCGCGTTCAAGAAGGGCGACGCCGTCCTGCTGTGTCTCGTCGGTCAAGGGCCGACGTCGATCCGGCGCCCGGCGACCGTGAAGGAGCACGAGCCCGTCCGCGACACCTACACGGTGACGGACGAGGGCGGCCAGGAGTGGGAGCTCCTCGCCGCGCTCCCGAAGGAGGCGCCGAACCGCGCCGTCGGGATCCGGGCGCTCCGCGACGACCCCAAGGCCGCGCCCGGCGAGAAGAAGACCACGCGCAAGAAGACGACCACGCGCCCGCGGCGCATGGCCGACCCCGAGGAGTAGGCCGGCGGCGTGATCGGGCTCCGCGTTCACTTCCCGAGCCGCGAGGTTCGGACGCTCCTCCGCGAGTACCGGAGCCAGATCCCGTTTGCCACCGCGAAGGCGCTGACCGCGACCGCGTCCGCCATGATCCCGGGTCTCCGGGAGTCGCTTACGCGCCACCTCGACGTCCGGTCTCGCGGTCTCCCGAAGGCCGCGTGGAACCAGCGCGGCTCCGTCGTCCGCGCCGAGAAGCGCGACTACCCGCGCCTGCAGGCGATCGTCGGGATCCGGAACGATGAGCGGTTCCAGGGCGCGTTCCTCGTGGACCACATCGTCGGTCGGACGCGGCGCAAGGACCGCGGCCGGTTCGCGATCCCGACGAGCAAGATCAAGCGCGGCCGCCGCGGCAAGGTCGCCAAGCCTCGCACCCCGCGCCGGATCCTCGAGCGCCCGGCGGGGTTCCTCGAGGGCACCGGGAACGAGGCGCGGATCGCGCTCAAGAAGGGCCGCGGCCGCGTGAAGCGCCGCGAGATCCTGTACCACCTCCGCGATTCCGTCCGAATCAAGAAGCAATGGCCGCTCGGCAAGGACGCCAAGCGGCTCGCGCGCCGGATCTATCCCGGCAAGTTCGAGGACGCGCTGCGCGCCGCGGCCACGAGCTCGATCAAGCGCGCGCAGCGCCGCGCCGCCAAGCGCGCCGCGGCCAACCCGTAGGAGCGACGATGAGACCCCACCACGTAGCGTTCGCGGTCCTGGCGACCGCGGTGCCGCTCGCCGCGTTCGCGCTGGCGCCGACCACGACCCCGCGGCTCGAGGCGTTCGACCAGGCGCGCGACGAGCTCGAGCACGACGCGCTCGCGATCTATGAGCTCGCCGGCACGCAGGACTCGTGGACCTCCGACGAGGTCCAGGCCGGGTTCGCGATCCTGTTCGCAGAGACGGCCAAGTTCGCGCGGGTCTCTCGCGCGCTCCTCGAGGACGCCGAGGACGAGCTCGCCGGCGGCGGCACCCCACCGGACCCGCCGATCGACCCGGACCCTCCGACCGATCCCGACCCGCCGGGCGACCTGTGGACCCCGTCCGGTCCGTCGCCGGCTCTCGTCCAGCACCCCGACATCCCCTTCCCGGAGCCGGCCCCCGAGGAGCTCGCCGGGTTCGAGCTCGGAGACACGTCCAAGAACAGCGACCCGCGCGCGGGCGAGCCGATCCTCGGATGGAACGCGTCCGCGCTCGTGACGATCCCCGACGCGTGGTCGGGCGAGCGCGCGATCGTTTGGAACAACACCAAGCCCGGCTGGGGCGGTGCTGGGGACCGGGGGCCGTTGTGGGGCCGCCGCGGCTACAACATGGCCGGCACGCTCGAGAACCTCGTGCAGCGCCGCGTCGGCAACTGGACCAAGGGCAAGGAAGGGCACGCGCTCTACCTCAACCCCGCCGGCGACGTCCTGATCCGCAACGTTCACGCGATCGAGTGCGGGGCGCAATGGGGGCAGTTCGCGTGGCGCCCCAAGGAGACCCGCCTCCCGCTCGAGCTCTGGCCGCTCAACACCGGCGCGGTGCTCCGGATCGAGGACTCGAGCGCGATCGACTGTGGCGCAATCAACGCCGGCGACGCCGTCCGAGCGTCCTGGCCGCTGGCGTTCTACGCGACCGGGCACGAGCTCGAGGTCGTGCGGTTCAAGGTCCGCACCAAGCTCCCGCCGTTCACGCAGAACGGGAACCCCGGGCGCCAGGCGCACGGCGCCGTGTTCGTCGGCCCGGGCACGAGCTCGAGGATCAACTACTCCGGGCCGGACGCCGTCGAGTACGCCGGCGACACCGTCCGCTATACGGCGACGGGCTCGAACGGCTCGGACTCGTTCCAGGTCTACGCGCGCACGCCAAAGGCGACGCTCGAGGGGCTCGACATCGAGCTCTGGAATTCGGACCGCGAGGAGGTCCGCCTGTGGAACGTCGGCGAGGCGCTCCTGATCGCGCCGCGCATCGTGGAGCACGGGGGCACGGCCGACGTCGTCATCGTGGACGACTGTGGCCGCGTCGAGATCCGCGACGCCGTCACCGAGCTCCGCGTGCGTATCAAGAGCGCCGCGACGCCGTACGGGCCGACGACCGCGAGCTACAAGGTCGCCGCGGGCGACTCGTTCGTCTGGCCGCTCAACTAGCGAGGACCCTCGATGCTCAACCTCTTGTCCATGCTCCGCCAGGCGGGGCCGCTCCTCGCGGTCGCCTCGATCGCGTTCGTCGCCGGGGGCTCGTTCTCGAGCTCGTGGTCGATCGAGTTCGAGGAGACCTGCTACGTGTTCGACGTGGACGGTTCCAAGTACCAGCGGACCGTCCGGCCGACCTACAACGCCCCGCCCGGCTACGGGTACGTGGCGTCGCTGATCTTCGCGCTCTCCGCCTACCAGCTCGACTTCGGGCTGACCGGCACGAGCGGCTACGTTCCCGGGATCACCGACCCGTGCCCGGGCTCGAGCGTTCCCGCTCCCGCGCTCACCCGGCGCCAGGTCGAGATCCTCGAGCGCCGGCTCGCCGGGGACTACCTCGCACGATGAGCCCGCGCGTACGTGAAGGCGACGACCCCCGCCCGGTGGTCGGCAAGAACCCGGCCCCGGACGTCTACGTTGCGCCCGTGCTCGTGTGCGACGACTGCCTGCGGCTCCTCACGCCCCCGCCCGACGAGCTCGAGCGGGGGCTGCCGTGGTCCCCGTTGGTCCTGTGCGCCGGATGCGGCGAGCAGGTCAAGACCCAGCGCGCGTCGTGGGTGCCAGGCCCCGAGGGCGCCGCGATCCGCGACGTCCACCTGGCCGAGGCTCGAGCTCGAGCGTCGGGCGAGTAGGGAACGCTCGAGGCGCGAACATCGCGCGCGCCTCGAGCTCGGCGCCGAACCCTTGCGGATGGGGCGGGGTTCGGTGCCACCTCGCGCGCGGCGGCAAGTCTCGGAAGGGAAGCGCGCGCAGCGCGCTCGTCGGGGGTGCCGAGCTCTGTGTGCTCGTCTACCGCGACGGCCGGGGCAGAGGACTCGTCGGCCACACCGCGATGCGCGCGCTCACCCGGCGAGCACCCGTCGCTCGGGGGGGGCTCCGGATGGGTCCTTCCCGCGGTTGAAACGCGTGGGGGTGCCGCGAG